AGTGTTTTTATCCATTTTGGAATCAACTTTAATTTCTGGCATCTCTAAGGACTCATGAATTGTGTGTTTTAGTCTGTCAATTTCTTCATTTAAATATATCTTCAGTTCGAGGCCATTGTCTGCGAAAGATGAAATATACTTATATAGCAACTGTTTTTGTTCAACAAGCAAAGTTTCTGAATATTCTTTATTATAATTTTCAACAAACGTTTTATAGACCAAATTGTCGATTGGCTTAAGATGTTTTTTCTCTTCTTTTTTTGTAGAAAGTCTCGAAATCAGATTTTCCTCTAAAACGACTCTCTTTTTAATAGACACATTATCACCAAATATTTGATTAATGGTGGCCAAATTTTTATAGTTAGGAATAAAATTTGAAAATATTGATTTAGAAAACATCTTGTTCATTTTATCAATCAAGATAGTTTGCTCTTTAAAAAGCTGTTCCTTATCTATTTCTGCATATATTCTACGAGCTTCGAAAATTAATTTTTCCGCAGTGTAAGGGGCAAAAACCTCACTACCGGAGAGGGCCCTATAAAGTTCAAGCTCTTTGCCTAACAAAGTGCCCCTATCAAAATGCTCCTTGATTATGGTTAAAAGCCTGCCTTTTTTCTGTTCTTTTTTTTCAATAGTAGCCTTAGTCAACTCTCTAATAAGGGCCTCGTAGAGAAAAGCAGTGTTTCTTTTTTTATTATGTTTTAACTTCACTTTTGGCTCCTTTCGCCTCTAATTCGGTTATCAAATCTTTTACTTCTTTCTCGACTTCAAATAAAAGTTCTTCTTCGTTCTTATAATTAGTTTCTTCGCCCTCATAAAGACCTCTCCATAAGCCTCGTAAATCTGAATACCCTGGATTTCTTTTTCTATGTGTGTTCACTTCCGGACGAGCTTGACTTAAATAATTCTTTTGTCGGGCGCCTTGATATCTTTTATCATGTACAACAGGACTGTACCACTTGCCCTTAGATGCGTCTGTCGTTGTTTGTGGTCGACCGAGCGAATCCCTTCTCTGAGTTTTATACCAATCGGCGTCGCGCTTTGCTGGAGGGGCTGCTAATAAGGCTGTTTCTTCGCCGCCTGCTTCGGCTCCGGGAGCGGCTGCTGCTGCTTCCTCAGGGGGCGCGCCTTCAACTGGTGGGGCGCCTTCCGGTGGTACCTCGCCTTCAGCTGGTGGTGCGGCTTCTTCTGCTCCAGGTTCCATAGGTGGCATCCCTTCTGCAGCTGCTGGATCCCCGCCAGGAGCGCCTAGCGGCATTTGCTGAGCTTGTTGCATGAGTTCTTGAGATGTTAGCTCAATTTCCATTTCCAGCGCTGCATCAAACTTCCTATCATGGAACATTTCCCTTTGATTTCTGATAAATCCTTCATCCGACATGCCGAAAATATTTTCAGCAATCCAACGCTTGCTAAAGAAGCCTTCTACAGCTGCGCCTGCAGTGTCAAACTTCATCCTCCAATGTTCTAACTCTTGCAACTCTGCAATTTTAGACGGATTATTCAATGAAAGCTTAAACGAAATGAGATCCTCGCCGCGATAACCTAGTGTGTACAAGTGAATAACACCTATTTTTTCAATCTCCGCAATCACAGATCTTTGCAATCTTTGAACCGTTCTAGCAAAACGGATATCTTTTTGTGCAAGAGTTGTTTTATCTTCTTCGGCGCCTTCGCCTCTAAAAAGATATGCTTGTGGAACCTTGAGTGCTGCGAACAATTTATCCTTCAAATATTTAATATCTTCAATATCGCCAGTGTACGAACCTCCTGCTAGCGACTCAATTTTAGTGGATACTCCACCTCGAACAGGAACAAAATAATCCTCTTCAATACTTAAAGGGTTATAACGCAAATCAACACGACCGGTCTTCGAATCAACAACCTGATTACGTTTCATCTGTGTCATAACTTTTTGCATGTATTGTTCGACATCTTCTGGATTAACTCCTCCAACATCGATATAAAATACGCGGCGCTCTGGTGACCTTACTATACGGTATGCCATTACTGCGTCTTCTAGAAGAGTCAATTGTCTCCATATTCTTCTACAAGCCTCAAGAACACTAGTGCCGTATGGTGCATATTTATCATTTCCCAAAATTCTAAAATGTGCAATTTGCCAATTTTCAAAAGTTATACCACCTGAATTCCATTGATATTGGATATAGCTTGGATTTGTTTTATCTTCGCCCTCCAACCTTTCAATTTCTGACGTCGGTATACCTATAACATTTTGAATTCCTTTCTCTGCATCGAGATCCAAATACAAGAAAAAGTCGCCAAACTTACACATTGTGCGACACCAACCAAATAAATTATGCTCAAGATTCATAATCTTGTGATAAAGATTTTGAAGGATTAGTTTAATTTCTTCATTTGGGCACTTAATCGATAACAGAGGTTGCAGCTCTGATGAAGTTGCCATTTCATCCGCATAAATATCCAAAGCAGATGCGATAATTGGCTCATATTCCATTTGTTCAAAGTCACCATAACGTTCAACGCGATTTTGGTTAGCGAGAATATTTGAAGTTAAATTTTCAAATGTATCATACGTGGTCTTTTTAAAGTTTTTCCCGCTAGCCGACGTAAACTTGCTAGCAAACTTGTCTAGTTGCCTGCGTTTGTTTCTTCTCGGTATCTGCCTGCGGTAATTCACCAAAGGACCAGACAATAGTTTTGTCAATTGTTTAAATAACGGACTATCTGGATTTCTTGGATTTTTTGTATTTTTTGCCATAAATATTAACCTTTATATACCCACATATGTTTCTTCAATTCTTCTATCTTTTCGGGAGATGGTGCATTTTTTCGATTGTGACCTGTCATGCCCGGGATTGTAGTGTGTAGAGTCGATTCTGACCTCATCATTGAATTCAACATAGCTTCCTTGTATCTTGTTTCACGTTCTTTTTCAGCATAAACAGTGTCCTTCACCCAACATGCAATTGCGAAAGCCATAGTCAAATCATCATTGTATCCTCTCATGGCTTGCGGTCTTCCATTATCCCAAATAAAAGTCTTAAATTCATTAAATAATCTAGCAGAGTGTATTGTAAATAACCTGTTGCGAACAAATTCTTCCATTTTTGCAATAATAATGGGCCTGGTTTTAAGGGACGTCGTAAAACCAGCTACTGAAGAGTTGTGAGATTCCGCTACTATTTGATCCACGTATTCGTGTGTAGATTTGATAGAATAATAAATGTTTGGGTATTCCAGCTCTTTCAACTTATCTAAAACAGCAAACCCTATTGTATTATTTTCAACAACGACCATACAGTTTCCATATTGTTTGCCGGCATCAAATACCAAATTGGAAAAAACGTCTGGTGTTACCTTACCTTGATATTCTCCGACAATTTCCATGTTATCCAGGTCGATAATGTGAAAAACTGAATTGTCTTGGCCGTCGCCTCTTGCCACATCAGCTGCTAGTAAATAAGTGTGCGCAGGATCATAGTTTTCCCAAATCCAAAAGTTCCTGTCAAAGCCTACCCTGTATTTTGGACTGCAAACATCCTTTTCAACCTTGGCTATATCGTCAGGATGAATCACTGTTTCCCCAGAAGTGTTAAAATTACACTCAAGCTCTTGAGCAATTTGCCTTCTAGACATATTCTTTGTTTCTTTTTCAAACCACTCTTGATCGCGATCCGGGTGCACATCCCACATCAACTTTGTTCCATGAAAATCGTTTAAACCTTGTTCAGCTTCTACGTAAATCTTGTGGAACCAATTACCAACTCCGTTAGGCGTTGAAAGAGCAATACAGCGGCCGCCTGTTGAAAGAGTTGGGTATAACCCGGTCCAAAGATCATTCAAACCTTCAACATGAGCAGCCTCATCGATAACTAATAAGGATAATGCCTCGGAGCGGCCGGCGTCAGAAGAGGTAGAACTGGCCTTGATTTGTGAACCGTTAGTCAACTCAAAGCTTGTCCTGTTGTCCACTGATACGCTGGCTATCTTGACCCATGATGGCAAGTTTTTGACTATAGCTTTTACCTTTTTAACAAGATTCCCCGCAGTTGAAAATTTTGTTGCCATAACAAGGACATTTTTGTCACGATGGAACATCATTATCCACGTAATATAGGCTGCGGTTATTGTTGATATCCCAAGTTGTCTTGCTTTTAAAATAACGCTGAACCGATAATCGTTAAATTCGTTTACCAGTTGTTCTTGATAGTCATATAATTTAAAAGGAATTAGCCCATGCATTGGATGGGAAATTTTTGCATAGTTATCTATAAAGTAGGCTGGATCTTTGCCACACTTTATAATCTCTTTTGTGACTTCTTGTTTTGTAAGATGAAATCCCATTCAATTTTCTTATTGTTCCTTTTTTCTCGTCACATTTTTTGGCTTTGGGGCGCTTTTACCCAAGTCAAGCCACTTTCTAATGGCTTTATCTAACCGGTCTTTGTCACTTCCTTGACTAACAGGCTCTACGCCATCGAGTTTGCCGACTTTGTATATTTGAGATGCTTGTACCGAAGTTCTGACGCGGCTTATATATTGTACCAACACATCAGGCTCTCCGACCTTTGTCAAAGTAAGGGCATTTTTGGTAAGTCTCTTATATTCT